GAGTATTTCGTATTCCTCTTCTCCCACTCAATGATGCCATCGAGCGTATACTTCTCAAGGATCTCTTGCTGCCTTTTCGATAGCTTAACGCCAGATACTTTTTCCTGGTATTTATCAATGTCTCTCTCCAGCTTGGTTACAAGAACCTCACACTCTTTGATCTCAGTTCTTATATCACTACGCTTCTTCTTGATCTTGTTCTTCATATCGAAGATGTAATCAAGGTTGAGGAACCTATTAATGATCTTCCTCTTATCGTCTGGCGTAGCGTCTAGGAAGTCCACATTGGAATGCTGTCCGAACACGGATGCAGCCATGAAGGTCTTGTAATCCACGCCTATGGCCTTCTCAATGGCCTCCTGTGTCCTACTAGCATGAGCCAGGGAACGATCCTCCCCATTCACACAAAACTTAAGACTAGTAGGCTTCCTGCTCCGCGTGATCTCGATGTTATCGTTAACCTTGATCTTGACAACACACTTCCTACCTACGGAAGTATTGACCATAGCATCCTCTGTACTCTTGCGAATGCTTTTGCCAAATAGTCCGTATACAATAGCTTCCAGAATAACCGATTTTCCTGCCCCATTACTTCCACCTGTATCTTTATTTAGACCTTCAACCCCAACAAGTCCCTTGTACTTATTGAAGTTGATCTTGCCCTTCTTGTAAGAATAGAAGTTCTCGAACTCTACACTATTAATCTTCATCTCTTAGTTCTACTAGTGCTTGCTTTAGTTGATCCTTAGTGTAGATGCTCACCGCTTGTTCGAGATAATCTTCTAGGATCTGGTCGTTCACTTGGAACATTGATACATCTGTCTTGTAGTTACTCAGTTCTTCCTCGTCATAGGTTGGAAGATACTTGATGTCCCACTCACATACATGAGGATACATCTGCTTGAGGTCATAAACATTGTAGTCCATATCATCACGCTCTAAAAGCAACCTCACAATTACATACCGATTCCTGTAATCGTTTACATCGTCCAAGGTTCTAGGTGTAACAGTAAGGTGGATAGGACCTGTGGTCATGTCCACAAACTCTACAGTCTCATCCTCCACAATTGCGTAAAATTTGTCCCCTCCGTCATGGAAGCATGTCGAGTATGGCGTGCCCAGGACTTTGATGTTCTCTCTCGTATGATGCTGGTGGATGTGACCCAGGAATGTTGTACGATTAAAATCATCAGGACAAATAGCAAAATCGGCATCGCCAGCATTGTTGAGAGAACCTTCATAACCAAAATGCCCAAAAACAATAGCACCGTCAGGAGACTTAGCCAACTCCTCTTTAATAATCTGCTCATTCTCATAGTGTGGAATGAAATGGTAGTTGCCTACGACAGTAGGTTTCGTAATGACCTTAATGCTGCCCGCAGACGAGAAGACAGCGTTGCGCTCCAGTAAACTAAGAATGGTAATACCATCGTCAGCTTTGCTGGCGCTGTCATGATTACCTCGCAAGATGAACACATTTTTCTTTACTCCTTGAAATAGATTTCTTACATCGAGAATACATTCAGGTGAAGGACTCCGCTTGTCAAAGACATCACCGAGAAATACGACATTATCAGAAGCCACTCCTTGAATGAGATCTCGGATACATTGGATCTGGCATAGCCGTAGTTCCCTGTTCGTGTTGTGGAAGTGTGTGTCTCCAATTACTAGTGTCCTCATACTAATGCTCTCCAGGCGACTGGGAACAGTTCTGACATGATATCGTCAATGGCAAATGCGTAGTGTTGGGTTTCCTCTTGTGCGTTGTTGTCACTACGCTGTAACGCAACGCGAGCAAATGATGCAAGGGATCCAGTCCAGTACCATTCTGTGTACATGCACTGTGGTAGGATACCCCTTGCAATCTCAGGGGCAAGCCCCTCTATAATAGATACATCGTATGCGTCTCTAGCAAGATTGACAGCCTGCTTGTAAATGTCGTAGACTCTCTCCTTGCCTTCAATCTCCTTATCACCTGAGCCCTGCTTGATGCTCTTGTCAGGACGCTCACGCCAGTAATTAGGAGTGTAGAAATCAGGTTCAAAATCAACATAACGACGCGAGATCTCGTTTTCTACCATGCCTACCTTATGCTTGAAGAGTTGAGTCCTCACAAAGATCGGCGCTTTTATGTGAAATTGAACCTGAGGATGGGCGAATGGGGTCCAATGGTTATGCTTCGCAAGATAGTTGATGAGCTTCTCATCTTTCTCCGTTAGTTCCTTGCTCATCTTACTGAACGAAACTCGCGCAGCATTAACCACCGTAAGATCAGACCCCATCCAATCTATAAGACGGACGAAGCCGTGATCCAAACACTCAACAGTATAATTTTTATCAATCATTAAAATACTCCAATAGTTCTGTCAGGTTTTGGACGGCTCCGTCCTTGTAATGAACCTCTTGACCATCGCCAAATGAACGACCTACTTCAGCGTCGATCTTGAGGGGTACTTCAAAGTGGATGTTGAAATCCTTGCGGAGAGTAGGCGTCTCCACCAACTCATTATAGCACACTTCTAGGCACTCTTGCAAAGAATTCTTCGGGCATGTTATCTCAAGTGAGTCGTGGACAGTAGATACAATCTTAGCTCCCGTTGCTGGTAGAGATTGGCTAAGTCCCTTGATGCCACAAAGGATAATGTCTGATGCCGCTGACTGGATAGTAAAGTTGAGACCTTGGCGTAGAGCCCTGCGAACAATCTTGTCATCCTTAGACCTGACATTAGGTAGTCTTCGCTTGCGTCCGAAGATAGAAGTGATGTAACCGTCCTCCCTGATCATCTCATAGGTATTGTTGATATACGATCCGATACCAGGGAAGACCTCCATGTAAGTGTTGATGATATGCTCTGCTCGGTCTAGTGAAATTCTGTTATTGTTAGCGAGCGTGAAAGCAGTACCACCATATACGATGAGGAAGGAGGTTGCCTTAGCAATTTGCCGTTCCTCTTTTAGCACCTTCTCTGCTGGCTTGTTGAACAAGAGTGAGGCAGAGTAGGTGTGTAGATCGACGCCATCTTTGAATGCCTTACACATACGCTCATCCTCCGCTACATGCGCGAGAACCCTAAGTTCCATGCCTGCATAGTCGATAGTGATGAACGCCTGATCCTCAGGTGCTACAAAGATGCGTCGAATGTTATTATTAGTATCCCGAGGAAGCGTATGGAATGATACACCCATCGCCTTCTCAGCATTGTAGGAGCCGCAAGAGAGCCGACCTGTAACTGTGCCATCGAGCTTGTAGTCACAGTAGACCTTGTTACGACCATTGTATTCAATAGCCGTGTGTAAACCCCGAATGTAGGTCTTGTGAAGCTTCGCTGCCGCACGATAGTCTAGCAGCCCAGCGATCCACTCTCTTGCTTGTTCTAATTCCTCAGTTGAACGCTCTTGCAGAACACTACGAGCGGTCAGCTTTTCTTGATCTTCTCGTCTTCTTCGCACGGTCGTTCAACTCATCTGTAATAAAGTCTAGTAGTTCGTCAAGGGTCGCCTTATCCGTTGATGGTTCACCCTTGCCTGTTCTCTTCGGAGGATATAGTAGGAAGCCCTGCTCGTCAGTATAAAGAATCTCTCTCAGATCCACAGTAGATGCGAAGTTAGCACCACGCTTCACCTGCTTGTACATAAGAAGTTCATCCTCCTTAGACATAGATTGTTTGTCCAAGCTCTTACCAACAGAACCTAGTTCCTCTGGTGCTACATGCAGACCTTCATACTCCATCTCAGAGAATACAGGTAGCACAGGTGACAGAAGCTTCTCCATCACATGCCAGCAGCCTTCCTCTTGCAGTAGCTCTTCTAGCTTGTGGAAAAGTCGAAGAGTAAAGTGAGTATCCATAGCGTTGCCATGGAGACAATCACCCAGCGGAATATTAGCCCAATCAAAGTTCTTATCATTTACTGTTAGCATTAGAGTTGATCAATACCTTCTGGGAAGAATAGCTTGACGAGTTCCTTGAGGCTCTTGGGAACATCCTCGTTCCACAGGTGAGCCATCAGCTTAGTATCATAGACATTCGTTGGGTAGATTCCAACATTGTGTAGGAATTTCAGGTCGAACTTCGCATTGTGAAACACTTTACGATTGTTAGGGTTCTCCAAGATCTTCTTGATGACCTTGAGAATGTAGTCAGTATCCTCCCAAGGAGTGTCCTTGTGTAGCAGAGGGATAGCGTAGTTCTTATCCTTGGCAGAGATAGCAATCGTGTTGAGTTTATCAGTCAGGAAGTTTAGGCCAGTGGTCTCAGTATCCACAGCGATATCTTCGTCTGTATCAGACAGCCAAAGGATATGATCTAGGTCATCATCGCACATGATAAGTTCGACAGGGATCTTCTCTGCCTTAATACCTGTGATCACCTTGGCGAGAGCGTTCTTAATATCCTGCTCAAAGATGTATCGGTTCTTAGGTTCTGTGTGTACGGCGTAAGGATGGAAGATAGGTACACAAACGAACTGGTGATTACCTGTGTCGATATCGAATGCGTTGCCTCTCTTGGTCGTGATGCCAGACTTCTTGGTCACCATCTTGAACGCAAGGTTTCCACATGCGAACACTAGCTTGGGCTTGACCTTATCAATCGTAGCCCATAGGTGCTGGCGACAAGCGTGAGTGTCAGCAGTCTTCATCTCTGACTCACGCACAGAAGGACACTTTACGGCAGCAGAGAAGGTAATTCTAGCGTCCCCTGGGAGATCTGATTCCACAAGGATACTAGTAAGCGTCTCCACATCTCGGCTGTTAAAAGGATTACTCCTGCCATTATGAAAGACGAAAGAATCAGAAAGAAAAAGGACATCAGCCTCGTCCAGAGCATCATAATCTTGGATGCAATGGGTTGGCTTGTTCCTCTTGAGTTGGGAACATCCTTGACAGAACTGGTGAATTGGGGCTTCTTCATAAAGGTTTGAAAGTTGCATTGGGGTTTACACTATAATAGTTAAGTATGAGTAGACATTACATAGACAACAAACGCTTCGAGGACTTAATAGTATTATACCTCCAAGATCGAAAAGCTCACGAAGAAGAACTGTTTTCTATGTTCGACTTGCTTATCTCTAATGTCATGGGTGCATTCAACTTTGATGTTGATCCCGAAGACGCCAAGCAAGATTGTTTCGTATTAATATTGAAGACGCTCCAAAATTTCAATCCTGAAAAAGGGAGCGCCTTCAATTTCTTTACCACAGTTATTGTTAATAATCTAAAGCTGGTTTACACGAAAGATAAAAAGTACGCCGAGAAGATCAAGGCGTTTGAGGAACTGCAAGGGTATCGAGGCCCAACTCAGCCCTGATCGACATAGGATTATCGAAAACCTGAGTCTTCTTACCCTCTACCAATACTAGGCTAGGCGTAGGTGCCTTGAAAATGCAGTACGCATGAGGCAGTTCAAAGTAGTCGATCTCATAGAAGTCGATAAGGCTCTCCTCGAAAGCCTCATCCATCTCTTTGAAGATCTTATCTCCCTGAGTATCCCATGGAGAAGTTACAAGGAACATTGTCGCCTCCTTGGTCTGGCGGCACTGACGAAGAATCTTATTGAGTTGATTCTCAGTCTTCAGTTTCTTCAGTTTCATCGTCTTCAATAATTTCAGGTTCTTGCGCCTCCGCTTCCTGCTGACGCTTCTCAAGCTCGGCAGCTAGACGCTCAATGTGCATTCTTTCTAGAGTCTGGAGTCCGACAATAAGAGAAAGCTTGGCGAACTCTTCTTCACTTAGAATAGGCTCACCACCTTTCTCTCGCTCCATGTTAATGCTTTTTTGAAATCCAGCGTAAGCTTCCGCTTCTTCTTTTGATAGTTTGATTGTAAGTTTCATTCGACCTTTACTCCTTTGGTCTACTCGTATTCTACGAATTGAAAGATTGTCAGTTTTAAGTGGTTCATCACTCATGGACTATAATAGTACGGAAGTAAATACTAATGGAAGATAATTACGATTTATCTAAACTCAGGACCAAGCCCAAGCGAAAGAATAGTAGAGCGAAGGGTGCGGCCTTCGAGAACAAAGTCGCCAAAATACTCAATGAAAGATTCGATACAAATGAATTCGCCAGAACACCAGGGTCAGGAGCTTTCGCAACGACACATACGCTACCGAAACATCTACAAATCCAGGGAGATCTTATCACTCCTCAAGCATTTGCATACATTATAGAATGCAAGAAGGGGTATAACAACCTCGGCTTCAACTCCATGTTAGATTTTCAATCAAAACTTTGGGAGTGGATCGAGCATATGGAGCGGGATGCGGCGTCAGCAGAAAAGCTACCGATTCTTTTTATGGCCCAGGATAGACAGCCTATCATATCAATACTTAGGTATAAAGAAGAAATAATAAACTATACTGATTCATATAGTACACTAATAAGTAAAGAAGGTATAGAGTACATCATGTTATACATGGATGACCTTCTTAAGATACACAATCACTTCTTCTTTAAGTGACGAGTATTAATGTAGGAATTACATTCAGCCTTTCCCTTACCTGCCTTAAACTCAGTAGATCCGTCCTTATCTACAGTCCACTTAGATGCTCCCATGCTGAATCCTCTCTTGGAATCTGGATCGAGCACATCTAGTAAAGGTTCTAGAACCATTTGGTTCTGATTTTCTCTGTAGGTGTTACCTGTAGACAGAATGTGAATAGATGACATAGGATTCTTACCTGTACTATCCATACCTATGGAGGCTTGTAGTGCTGCAAAAGCTACTAACGAGCCTCTTGATTTATTTTTATCAATGTTGCCGTTACTCTTCCTCTTAACTCCCTGCTCCAGGATAAGTCTTTGAATCTCTCTGTCTACAAGACCTACTGCTTTCTTTCCACCTTCTTTCTCATACTCTTTCATAGCAGCGTTGAGTATTCTCTTCTGCTCACCAGAAATACCAGCCTGCTCAAGTATACCTCTTATCTGTCCACTAACAAACTTTCTCGCAGCAGTTGGTGACATTGATCCTGTTTTAAAATCCTTAGATAGTAGCTTTGATACACCATCAGAAGCTCTTTTCATTTTACCCAAGACTTCTCTACCCTGTACCTTGTCCTCATCAGATAAGCCTAGCTGGTCCCAGATAAAGTCTCCATGCTTGTTACCGTCTTGCAGTAGTCTAGAACACTCACCACCTAGATTGTTACCAGTGCCTAACTTAACCTCTCCTTCGTTGATGTAGGTCTTAAGGGAGTCACCCACCATCCAGTAGCTGTCCTGTATCTCATCACCTGAATCTTTTATAGACTTTTGTACTTCGGGTGACAGATCCTGAAATTTGACTTTTAGCACACTCCCTTGTGGGAGGGCTATGTCTGGTTTCTCCCGCAGAACATAATCAACATCAGACTTATCTCCTTTGTCAGCAGTACCTCCAACTCGTACAGCATAATCAGGCTTGAGATCCTTTACAAACTTCATAGAGTTGATCATGTATGTTCTAAGTGGACCTCGTATAGCTTCCTCAATATCACTGGCAAACTTAATACCTAGTCCGTCCATAGCATCAATCATTTCCTGATACTTCTCGTCTAGAACATGCTCACCGTCCTCCACCATCTTCTTCATAGCAAGAACATTAAATGCTTGGGCTCCGAATCTAGAACCTAGATCTACCAGGATAGCAGCAGCCTGCTCAGTGTCTCCATTGAAAGCATAGAACGCAGCTATCTGAACATCCTCACTAGCCTCCTTAACTATATTACTTATGTTACCAGACTCCCCTGAGATGTTAGCTCTAATATCTTTCTCTGGTATGGTCATAGACTCAGAACCTTCAATCTTATCTGTACAAAGAGATGATAGGTTATTGTTATACTGTTGAGCCATTAAGTTTATAGGGTTCTGATCAGCAACTGATATAGATATACCGAACTTACCAGCCTCAGTAGGGGACGCAAAGAAGTAAGAATTCCTGTTAGGATCCTTTCTAACTAGGTTAGAAATATCATTGATTTGATCTACGCCCACATCACAGTCGCGTGATTTAGCATAAGCCTTAGCCAGCTTATCCATAGAATCAAGTGATCCAGCAAGGTTACTGATATCTATATCGTCTAGTGCGAATCCAATAGCGGCTGTCCTCTCAAATCTAACTGCTCCACCTTCTAGTTCTTTTTGAAGGTTCCAAGCCAGTGATCCGCGACTCATGCCTCCTAAAACTCTTTGAAGGATTTCAGCCTCCGACATGATACCGTCTTCCTCTAGTAGTTTAGCACTCTCAAAGATAGACTTTAGCTTCTCGGTTGTTCCTGGTAGTAGGTTTTCTAACTCTTCAAGTCTCTGTTGATCCTCTGGTTTAAGTCTACTTAGAACAGGGTCTACAACCTCTTGTTGAACTTCCTCTGTGCCACCTCCCTCTTCTGGCTCTGCTTCTCCTGCCAAAAAGGCAGTCAGTGCATCAAACCCTTCGCCTGGAACAACGGCACCGTTATTGCCTACCTGCTTTGGGAATGTTCCTTTTGGATTATTGCTAAAGTAAGTAGCCCCATCAGATTGTTTTCCTGCTGTCCAGACTAACCCTACTGTGTTAGTTGTGGGGTTGGTTACTTGAATAGCTGATTTCTTAGGAACACCCGCAGCACTAGCAACAACCGAAGTGGCATCCTGTGGCTGTGCTTGCTCATTGAGTTTAGAGTAACTCTTTAGTAGTAGTTTAGCGAAGTTTATCATTTTACTATATTATATTAAAAGACCCAACCCAACATTAGCTGGGTTGGGTCAACCTACTTTCTATACTCTATCACGCGGTAGTGTCGCCTTCAATGATAAAGAAATCGTATCTGAATGTTACTTCAATGGTATCGAACTCGTTGGTAGAGTAGTTCTTCTCAGCTTTTGTGAACTTCTTAGGATAAAGACCCTTGAACTTTACAAGCTGTACAGGCTCATTACGACCATTAAGTTCGATAAGCTCTGCGTTGAGCTTGAACTGACCAGGGGCCTGAAGGAATGCAGAACCGTACTCCCCTGTGATAGGATCGAAGACTGTTCTCATGTACTTGTAAAGCTGATGACCAGTCTTGGTTGCTAGAAGGTTATCAAAGGTTACTACTAGCTCCTCTTGAGAGGGTCTACCAGGGTAGTAAACCTTGTCGTTAACTCGACCAACCTCGATGTCCTCAACTTGGTAACCTATACCGTTTACCTGCTTTGCAGCTAAGGTTAAAGGCTTAGAGAAGGTTTGAGGAACTTCAATCTCGTTTGGAGGGAAGAAGGTCATCTCCCACTGATATGTTCTTACGGAATCAAGATCTTGTGAGATAACAGGTAGACCTTCACTTTCAGAAAGGTCTCTGTTTAATTGTGTAGCGTAGTAAGAATTTCTAACTGGCATGATTTAATCCTCTATTTATCAGGAAGATAGGTTAGCTGATTGGCTAACTAGGTTAAGCTCAAAGACAACGATCTCAGCAGCTTTTGTAGGCTTGATTAAAACTTTACACCAGAGTTCGTTTCTGTCAACTCGTACAGGTGTGTTAGTAGTTTCATCACAGACAACCTTGAACTCTGTGATACCTCTTCTTCTGCGAATGTCATCGAGAAGGGGTTGGACAACATTCACTACGCGATCCCAGGTGGTAGAATCGTTAGGCTCGAACACGAACTGACGAGTGGATGCGAGAAGAATCTTACGAATGATAATCATAAGTCTACGAACATTTACTCTGTCAAGAGCCGAGGCAGTTCTTTGCGCGGTTCTCTGACCGAAGATTGTTAGCCCTTGTTGAGGGAAGTTAACAAGAGGGTTAACAACATTTCCACCGCTGTACATAGTGTCACGGTCACCTTGGTTTATAGCAACCTCTACATCAACTGGTTTAGTAAGTCTACCTCTAATGTAACCAGCAGGAGCAAACCAAGCCTCTGCTACTTCATCAGTGAAGCACATCTGTCTTATAGCAAAGATTGCAGGGTCGTACCAGCGATCAATCTGAGAGAACTGATCGTAAACCTTAACCCAAGGCCAGTAGATTGCGGCATAGTTGCTGCTTATGGCTGCGTTTCTATAGGTTGAAAGACCGTTACTCCAATCAATAGCTTGTTGAACTCCACCTATACCGTAAGGAGGAGCAACTACTGCTATAAAGTTCTGAGTGCTCTCAGCTAAAGTTATAAGAGTGTTCTGAACACTGGTTAAGTATACACCAGGAACAGCAGCCATTGAGATGTTAAGAAGGTCATCATCAAGAGCGTAGATGCCTGTCTTATCAGCAGTGTTACCTATAAGAGCAGCCTCCCTATCAATACTGGTTGCTGGGATACCGCTGTTACCTCCAGACATGCTAACAGTGCCCTGTAGAATCTTAGCGAATCGTGGGTTAACAGCAGCCTCGGATGCGTTGGCAAGGGTTTTTGAAACAGAAGCCGCAGTCTCACCTGAGTAGCCTCCACCCGTTCCTTCTACTTCTCCGCAGCCTATGGACTGAATGCCATCGTAGAAAGCGGGGATTGCGGCGGCAGTGAAGTCTACACTCTCAGAGAAGAAGTTAGCCTTGATGTAGGCAGACTTAGCATCAACCTCACCAGTGTTGATAACATCCTCAGCGAACGCACCAGATGCGATGAGAGATATATCAAAAGACTCAACGGCAGCACCGTTGTTGTTAACTTGTAGGCTGAGAGTAGGTCCTCCAGCAGGGAGAATCTCTATTGTATTTCCAGAAACACTACCGTCACTCTTAAGACCATAGTTATAACCGTTACCTGCGTAGAGGGATTCTACTTGGTATGAGATTGATCCAGCACCAGACTTGATGAAGGACATTCCAGTTACGGTAAGAGTGGCACACTTATCAGCAGCAACATCGGCACCGCTAACGCTCTGAGGTACAAGTGCGTCTACTTTAGTCGTATATGTAGCGTCACTGTATGCACTTACAGAAAGAGTAGCCCCTGAACCAGCGTAGCTACCTACCATCCAACCAGTAGTAAGGTCAGTAGGATCAAAGTGGAATGCTATTTTTGAGCTTCTAAGACCACCACCTAAAACTTGAGATAGAGCATAGGCTTGGGTGCTTGCTGTTCCAGCAGGGATAGCAAAGCTTCGTGGAGAGCTAAACTGTGAAAGACCCTGGTTGTCTGTAACTTGAACCTTTAGGTATAGAGGGTTAGTAACTCCATAAGAGTTAGCGTCAATCGCCATGGAAGGAGCGGAACCCAACCCTAAGGTTGCAGAGGCGTCAGCTTTTGTATCATCATCGACGGCTCTTACAAAGTATACTGAGTTGGTAGCCTCAAGGATTTCTAAAGCACCTTCAAGACCCTGACCATAAATACCTTCAGAAGGCTCACCAAAGGTTTGAATGAGGCGCTCCTGACTGGTAATAAGGGTTGGGATGTTCTCAGGACCCTTGTTGGCAAATCCAACAAGACCCACAACAGAAGGGTTAATTGATACAGGGTAGTCAGAGATATCTTTCTCTAGGACATAAACACCAGGACTCACGAAGTTTGCCATTTAATTTACCTCAAGCATTCTTTATTTTGAAGATTCTACGCTTGGCGCAGTTGATTACTTGCTCCGTGATGTAGGACTCAGGAACAACTATTGTTTTTTTAGGAGACATCCAAACAGTTTCCAAACCTTTCTCTGTCATGAGAAAAATGTCGAAGGCTTGTAGGCTGTTATTTGTAATTGATTTCATCATAATTGAACTCCTATTGTATATACCGTCCCCACCCCTGTTTTTGGAAAAGTTTTTTTAAGGCATGAACCACGCTTCTGTATTGAAGTATTCTATCTTCCCTGTGTTAGTTACCTTAAACTTAGGGCTAGGAATATAAGCCTCAACTGACAGGTTAAATGTCTTCCGTATGAGTCTATCTTCTTTGTCTCCTACCTCAGAAACAGATGCGTCAGTCTCGGATACTAAGAAGGTCTTAACCACTTCAGAGAAAGGGGTTATTAGGTTCATGCTAGGATTAAACTTCATACGAATTGAAGCTGATAGTTGATCCATATCAGAGACATACTTAGTCCACAGATTCAGTGAGTATTCAAGCTTAACTGGGACATCAGCAAAACTAATCACTCTCTCGGCTCTTTGAGTATCGTGGTTCCAAATCTTTCTTTGTATAAGAACAGGCTCAAACCTTCTTTTACCTACATCTTCAGACACATTAGTCATGAGGACTGAGGCATAAGGAAGTATTAGGTTGTTCTCCTGGAACATCTTAGCGACAGCACGCTCTGATCTTCCGTGATGCATGGACACTGTTTGGACTCTTTCTTGATCGTCAACATAGTAAAGGTTGAACTGAGAGAGTAAGGCTCTAAGTATCTCCTTGTATACTTTGTTTGAGAACCTAGCATCCTTCATGATCTCATAGATTCTATTTTGAAATAAAAGATTAGTAGATCTTCCTCTGGGTAAGTTAGAGAGTTTAACATCAGTCCTCTCAACCATTTCAGACAAGATTTCTTCTATGGTCTTACCAGTAAAAACGCTTTCTATGTAGTCATCATTCAAGATCTAAGTACCCCCCAACATCATCTGCTCTATCAGTAAGAGCTTGGTTTTGAGATTCCTCATCGTCACGAAGGAGTTTGGCGGTACAGACTAGGTGATAAACACCATACATCTCGAAGCTATCCTCTTGGACTTCAGTGATCTCATACTTTTGATTTTGAAACTGAGGTTGTATTCTATCTCCCACCTTAGGAGTTCTACTAAGCTCTGCTTCAATGTAAGACTTATTGAACACGAACATTTGATCGTTCGTTAGCTCAATACCAAAGTTTGATAGGACCTCCTCGACAACACTAGGCTCATAATGTCCATAGACTAGCAGTGGTTCAGAAACTACAGCCTTGTTCTTAGCCTCTAAATACACATCGTCATAGCTATCCTGTATGTAAGCCTTGAAGTATTTTAAAGGAGAACCAGAGATTCTTATTATCTCATCGTCTATAAGGTTGAACAGGTTAACATCAGGGTTGTTAGGATCGTAGAAAGACAGTGGAGTCCCTCCCTCCAACTTAGGAAGGTTTTGCATCTGCCTGTTAACTTTGAATCTCTTTGCCATCAGCCTGTAGTAAACATGGGAGGTTCTTCAACCTCGTTCATTAGCTCGTCCTTTAATGTAGCCTTCTCTTGAATGGCCTCCTGAACAAGCTGTGCTCCATTGAGTTGGGTGCCCCCACCTGGGCCAGGAACGACTGCGAACTTGCCTCTAATCTGCCCTAGGAGCATCTTAGCGCAGGCACCAGCGTACTTCTGTATCCAGTTCCTCATCTTAGGGGTCATGGTCATGGAGTTGATGCCTCTGTATTCAAGAATAGCTACATCCCCTATGGCAGGAGTTGGGTAAAGCTGAAGGTATTTGCCATCAAGAATATCCCATCCACCGTCTTGACCTAGAACTCGTCTAGTAGTTTCCATTGTAGACTGGAGAAGATAGTAATCACCTATTCCAAAGTTGTCGAATAGGTAGTTGTCTTGGAAATACTTGATGAAGAAATCGAATTCTAATGTGCCTGCTTGAGACTGAATACTCAGTAAGCTTTTCTTAAAGGTTACATAGGAAAGGTTCTTTAAGATATAATTAGGGATTTCGTATACATTGGTCCCAGCAGAAGTGTTAAACGCTGCAAACTGTCTAGTAAAATGAGGAGCGTGGTAGTCTAGTTCAGTGATAGCTTCATCAATACACATCTTTAACTGATGGTCTACAAGCTCAACCCTTACAACAGGGTGACCTAAAATGGCTAACACATAGTCTCTAACCTGCTGCTCAAACTCAGTAAATTCTACAAGGTCAGTCTGCTTAGTCTTGTTAAGGTTATCTACATCTATCTCATCCCTATCAGGAGATTGATGATCATTCAGATTCTGACTCGCTAGGTTCGAGAAGCTGTTCCCGTATGTCGTTACTGTTGGTCTTCCGACTATTGCCACTTGATCTCCTCCGTTTAATAGGTTTTTCTTTTACAGGGCTGATGAGTTTTAAATACTGATAGCTTAACTCTACAGAGGATTCTATGATCTGATTTGGCCTAACCTCTGTTATTTCGTTCTCAATGTTCAATAACATGGAGAATTTACAAGTGCTCCTGTACTTATACATCATTAGTATATAGTGCTTTTAAATAAAAAAGAAGCCCACTCCCCAGATTTTGAGGAGTGGGCTCTAATTATTGGTCACCTATCAGGCGTTCTTGAAGGGGATGCTTAGTCCACCGTCACCAACAATTCTGATGATTCTGTAGAATCTTGATGCTGGAGCAATCGCAACCTTACCGTAACGGGTAAGGATACCCTTTCTGGGCTGGAAGCTCTCAGGATCAGTGATGGTGGGTAGAGCCTGGAAGGGGATGTATGGAGCATACACGAAACCACCGTCCATGGGGCTACCGCCCTTATAACCCATCATGATCTCACCCTCTGGGTAGAGGGGGTCAACATACAGATCGTAGCGACCCATGAACTTACCACGGTACTGAATAGTGCCAGGACCGAAGTTAGTTGGGCCATCACCTTTCTCGATGCCACCAGTTAGGCGAGAAGCGGTCTCAAGAAGAACTGCAACAACGGGGGAGCAGATCATCCAGTTACCAGCACCACGCTGAGTAGTCTTGTAGATATCCTGCGAAGCAAGGTTGATAACTGCAAGAAGGTTAGCGTAGATGTCACCGATATGGCGAGGAGCAAGGTTAAGTGCGCTTGAGTTGAAATCAATCAGGAACACATTCTTGTTGTTGGTGCTAACACCAGGAAGACCAAGATCAGAACCGTCAGTACCAAGGAATTGGAACTCACCAAAGCTTGAGTCATTATCACCACCAGTGGTGTTGGCCTCACCGTGGAAGTTCATGACATTGGTGTTGTTAGGCTGATCTAACATACCGTACTTGAACATACCAGCAGAAGTGGTGAGATCGTAAGCAAGACCACGAAGGTCTTCGATAAGCTCACGGTCAACCTCAAGACGAATCTCCTTACCAAGAAGATCAGTAAGCTCGCGCTCAAGATCTAGGTTGTGGTAAGCCTTAAGGTCTTGTGAAGCCTCAAGGGTCCAGAGGGCACGCATCTTCTTGGTGCGTGCGATGACAGCCTGCTGCTCGATGTGAAGGCTAACCTCAGGAATGCCAGTACCAGTGAGAAGCTCGCCAGCGGAAACTGACCAACCGTGACCACCAGAAGCGGGACCAGTGTTAGGCCACTTGGAGATGGCAGAAGCCATGTTGGCACCATCAGTGAAAGTACCAGATAGGGCAGAAACACCGAACTCCTGAGAGGAGGGGAAGGCGTCACCATCAACATCAACACCTTCAGTAGAAGGGTTAACTCTACCAGTGGTAAGACCACGGTAGGTTAGGTTGTACTTGCTGTAGAGAGTTTCACGGTCAGCACCGTAAGCTCTGCTAGAACCAAGGTAGAATACCTGTGAGACTGGACCGCTCATAGGCTGGACGCTAACAAGGCTGTTAGCGATTAGTTCGGGGAAGACCCGGCGAACGAGAGGGAATGCAAACTTCTGGAAAGTACCAAGGGCACCAACGGTGGTGGTTCCACCACCAACAGCGGCTTCGTCAACGCGATCCTGCTGGGCTGCCTTAAGTTGGTTCTCCAAAAGTTGTGCAGTTACTCTCTTGGTATAATCGTTTTCGATGCCGTCTAGTGCAGGACCCCACTTTGCAGTAAGCTCATCACTGGCACCCATTTCCATAATATCCATAACTACAACTCCTTAAAGTTATACGCTCATCGCATTAGCTTGAGCATTTCTTCGGTTAAGAACTGGTTTCCCATACTTTCCAGTCGTTCATCCTCAACCTCTTCGTCTACATTGTTAGAAACGACTACGGCCTGTTCTGTAGACTCAAACAGCATAGTCTCCTTTTCTTCCACTAAAGTCTGGACGCTTTCAGTGAGGCTTTGAATCTCATTCTCACGCTTGGCAACCTTTGATTCTAGTAGTTGAATTGTTTTGGCAAGACGCTCTTGCTCTTTTAGTGACTCAGAAAGCTCACGGGCAAGGACTTCGTTGTCCTCTACAAGCTCACTAGCCTCAGACAATCTCTTCTCGCTCTCAGCATCAATGTGCTCAGGACGATACTCGACAGCCATGTAGCCCATAAGCTCACGGAATCTTTGTGCATCACGATAAACATCATTGGACTCATGAAGCTCTTCAAGAGCAGCTTCTTGAATCTGTTGACGCTTCATGGATAGGTAAGCGAAAACCTTGTCGGTAAGTTCACCAACTTCTTCCTGTACTCTTTCCTCAATTAAACTCTGCATGACATTTGCGATTTCAACAATTGTTTCCTCGCTAATACCCTCAGGGAGTAGTTGGGAGATGTCGTTTATTTTATTTTCATCCATGATTGTACTCCAATCTATTGTTATCTATAGATGTATTATAGACTTGTTCGTTTTTTACTATTTTTTCTCACTTACCCTCAGAAGCTTTAGCTACTGCGGCAGCTATCTCTTGTGGGGACTTACCTTGAGCAACCATTCTTTTTCTAAGTTCGCCAACTGCTTTGATTCTATCCTTAATGGCTTGCTCGCTTTTAGCACCGTAAGGGTTGCCTTGCTCCTTGAGAAGACCTTTAAGCTTGAGCATTGAAGTGTTCTCAGTCGCTAGTCTAGCAGCACCAGAACCTAAAGCCTTTGAAGCAGCGCCTGCGACGGCACTTTTTGCCTTGTAGAACTTAGAGCTAACAGCTTTCTTAGCGGCAGTACCTAAACCTTGAAGGTGCTTTTTAACAGATCCAGTGTACTTCTTAGCCTTAAGTGTCTGAGTAACACCAGCCTTTCTTTGAGCAGAAGTTTTTTGGTTTCTAGAAGCAGCATCGCTTGCAGACTTAGCAGCAGAACCTAGTGCTGCACTAGCACCAGACTTGAGGCTTTTCTTTACACCACCGCCAGACTGTAAAGTTCTACCTGCTGCTCTAGCGCCAGCAGCGCCTGCTCTACCAGCGGCTTCGGCTCCTCTCAAAGCAGACCTAGCAGCACCGAAGGCTGCTCTCTTAGCAAGAGCGCCAAGTGCCTCATCAATTTCACTCTGTCTTTGTCTTTCAACCTTAGCTTCATCAAGACGATCTCTAAGAAGTGTAGTGAAAACCTTCTCCTTAGTTACGCGAGGAAGAATATCGTTCATAATCTCTTCTACGAGTACGCTTTGACGAGACTCAGCAAGAGATGGGAAGGCACCACGGGTGGAAGGATCAGCAACAAGGTCCCAGGTAATAAGGCGGAAGTCCTCGTTGACATAACGCTTACCATCCTGACCCTCAGAAAGAGTACCCATACCGCGAGAGGAAATACCTATCTGAACGCCACCCTCGATAAGTGCTCTAGCAACCTTACCCATGGGAGTGTCGAGGATCTCAGCCTCACCGATGATTTCATTACCCTTAGCCTCAAGCTTGGTGATAAGGTGAGAGACCTGAGAAAGCTTAACGCTATCATGCTGTGGGTGGTCAAGCTCGCCCATAAGTCTACGGTTCTTCATAGACTCCTCAAGCTTCTCGATCTCACGGCAAAGAAGCTCCTTGGGATAAATACGCTTGTTGTTGTTCTCTTCGTCAGCACGCTGGAAAACCCCACGAACTTTCATGGGACCAGTCTTACCCTCGTTGAGGACCTGTAAGTTTTCGATAATGAATACATCTTCTAGTAACATCATTTACCTTCCTTTTTTTGTTTCTTTTCTCGGCGGGCTTTTGCCGTTAGTTTGACGGCCTTACCTTGACCGTGCTTCACTTTCGTTCTAGCAGCGTGGCTCTTAATACTGTCCCATGAAGCTTTGGGAGTTGCACTTCCAGGAGTAAATCCTTTTGCGGTTTTTCCTGATACCCTTTGCTGCTTACTCTTTCCCCAACCTTTCGCTGTAGTAACATACATTCTGTAGGAACCATCAGTTGAGAATATAGTTCCAGGACTCGTCTTAGAGAGAGCCTGTTTTATGGTGTCATAAACAGGAACCCTACTCTTTCTAGAGGTTGTCTTCTTCCTTGTCCTATAGTTGCCTCTCCCACCGGGATAGCGTTTGTCACTTTTTTCATCGACCCTTTGAGGATCTTCTCCCCTTAGGGTTCTTAGCATTGAAACCAAGTCCATTATGTGCTCCTCCCATTCCTGTGGTTGTAGTTCCTACTGTCATCTCTTGAAGGAGAGACTTAAGGTGCCTGACTGTCTTAGCGATTTCTTCTTTCAGTTCTTTCTTACTTCTTTCAGGCTTTTTAATAACATTTTGTGGATCCGTTGCCACAGTAGCTGCACGACCAGCCTTCTCCTGAATACCAAAAGATTCAGCTAGAACTGAGTTTACCTGATCTTGTGATACAGGTACTTCCTCAATGTCAGGGACATTACCAGGAAGAGTCTTCTTTTTAGGTGTAGATGCAGGAGTAGGAGAACCCTGCTCAAGAAGCATTTGAGCAAAGTCTCCTATCCCTAAGCCACTATCCTTAAGAGAAGCCATTGTTATCAGCAGCTTTCGCCGTCTTTGTCCATGGCCTTAGCAGGCTTCTTCTTGGATTTCTTCATCTTGTAGGCTTCGATAAGCTCTACAACATCAACAAGCTCGTCTTCATCAAGACCTTCAAGGAGGTCAACCTCTTCAGCTTCCTCTTCGGTAGCCTCTTCTTCGGCTAGAAGCTCAACCTCTTGGAAAAGCTCTGCCATTTGGTTAGCGTGCTCAAGAAGAGCCTCGTCTGAAAGCTCCTCCTCAAGGGTGGACTCGCAAAGAGGGCAGGTGTGAGCCTCAGGAGCAGTCTCCTCGGCCTTAGCTTCTTCGATGACCTCTTGCTCCTGAACGGGAGCAACGGACTCTGTAAGTAAACCAGCCTTCTTCCAGGCTGCGGTGCCGAGTACGGCTTCTCTTAATTGATCTCTGTTCATAATAAACTCCTGACGGTTCAACCGTCTGTAGATATGTATACTCAGTTAAATTTAATTGATGATTTTTCCTTTTTTTTGTTACCCTTCTAGGTTTGGTATAGACCCATCAAACACCACAATACCTAGAGTAGTGCTCTTGGAACCAGACTCGTTCTTAACAGTAAAGACTGTTCCTTGGAATCCATTTCTAACCCAGGTAGTATCTCCATCAAAAATGAAATACCTTTCGTAATTTGCTTCAGTGGGGGTTCCC